ACAAACTGGACCTACCCCTCTCGCGCTACAGGGCGGTAACGCCGGGGCTGGTGGCGCCGGTGGGGCTGGATGGCATGGCGGCGGTGGTGGACAGGATAAAGGCGCCACTCATAGTTCAGGTGGTGGTGGTTCTGGATTTTTCCGTACAGGGACTTTGCCAGCTGATATTACATATCCTGGTAGCGGCGGGTCAACTTCTGCTGGAAATAATAACAATCGGGCTGGTCCAAGTGTAGGGTCTTATGGTCAATCTGGTATTGGTCAAGGCGGTACTAGTAATACAGGAGATAATGCAGGACCAGGGTTAATTGTTATTACTGACCCAGCTGGTACACATGTATTTACCGCAGGAACACATACACATACCGTATCTTAACTTGACACACTAAAAAATTAACTATATAATATCAAATATTATTTAACATTTGGAGTGAATTATGCAACTAAGAAATGATGCAGGTATCTACTATTTTCAGAATAAAAAATATCTTGCCGTTGATAACTTTGTAGATGAAGATGCTGCTCAGATTATCACAGAAGAATATCTCAAAAAAGCTAGGGAAGATACAGAGAACGAGCTCAACGATTCTCAATGCCCTGTAAACTCTAAAGCCTGGTATGGTCAGCCTAAATGTGAATATCTAATGGTAGATTGTCTTCCTAAAATGGAGGCACTCACTGGATTAAAATTACTTCCTACCTATACATATATGAGAGTATATGGTCCAGGTGAAGAGTTACACTATCATAAAGATAGAGGGTCTTGTGAAATTAGTGTTACAATTAATCTTGGTCAAAGTGGTGACTTTGATTGGCCAATCTGGTATGCAAATCCAGATGATTTAACTATTCGTGTTCCTGTATCAGTTTTACCTCATAGTGCTATGATGTATCGTGGTTGTGAAGTACCACACTGGCGAGAAAAATTTAATCCACCAAATGAAAACGATTGGCAAGTCCAACTCTTTTTACACTATGTAGATATGAATGGTCCATGTGCTCAGTTTGCATATGATAGACGAGATCAGTTATTTATTGAGCCTATCGGCACTAGTGAATTATACAAGACAACTGAAGTAAAATATTCGTTAATTGAAGGAGCTACACATAATGGGTGAAAACCATATCTATGAAGGTCAGATTGTAACCACAACTCCATATAAAAATTGGTATTGGTATTTTGAAAGTTTATTCTGGCCAGAGCAGATTATGCGTATCAAAGAAATTTGTGGTGTGCATAATGAGGATGAAACTCTTGAAGTTGCTAAACATGTTGGTGCCAAAACAGATGACCAAGTAATTAAAAATATTCGTAATAATAAAGTTTCTTGGCATGACAATGATGAACTGTATGGCATGGTAAGACCAATCATGGCGGAAGTCAACCAGTCTTCAGGATGGAATTTTGAGATTACGGCTATCGAACCAATTCAATATACTGTATATTATGGTGATGAAAATCACTACCACTGGCATACAGATACGATTATTAATGATGATTGGAATAATCCTGAATGGTTGGAAGAAACTAATAATCAAAATCACGTATTAGCTAATACTATGAGAAAAATTAGTTGTAGTATTCAGCTGAGTGATCCTGACGATTACGATGGTGGAGAATTTGAATTACTTCATGCAGATAGTAAAGTAACTAGTGATAGTAGTTTAAATAGTGAAGAATTGAGAAAAGATGGTTTTCTAAATGTTTCTCCCATTCCTTTACCACATTTTAAAGATAAAGGGTCCGCTTTATTCTTCCCATCATTTACCTATCATCGTGTAAAACCAGTAACAAGAGGTATTCGTAGGTCACTAGTTGTTTGGTTTCGTGGTCCACAATGGAGATAAATAAATAGATTAAAGTAATCCAAACTATAAAGGAAAGACACATGCCAAAGGTAATCGGTAAAGGCGATCACAATGTTGTAGGTAAATACCTTTTTGATACAAAGGCTGATACAAGTCAGATTTTTAGTGGTGATTATAATAATCTAAGTAATAAACCAACTATTCCAACTGATAACAATCAATTATCTAATGGCAGAGGATTTGTAACAACTTCTGGTATTAGTCAAAGTGATGGTGATAGTAGATATATCAAAAGAGGAAGTAACAGTGGAAGTCCAGATATCACTGGTGTAGATGATATTTCTTGTAGTGGTATCTTTGCTGATATTGGAAACGGTGGGGCAAGAAGGACAGGATTTTTCAGCACTTGTAATGCTACTACTTTCCAAGGCGGTCATCATGACTTTGCAGAATTTTTTGAGACATATGATGGGAATGCAATATCTCCAGGTTACACAGTAGTATTACAAGATGGTAAAATTAAAACAGCAACATCAAGTGACTCCACAGATGACATAATTGGTGTTATCAGAGAAAATAATGGAGCCATGATTGTTGGTAATCATGATAGTGGAGTATGGCAAGGAAAATATCTAAGAACAGAGTTTGGCTCACCAATTTACAATGAGGATGGCACCCCATCAATTAATCCTGATTTTGACGATACTCTAGAATATAAAACTAGAGAAGAAAGACCAGAGTGGCAACCTGTTGGTTTAGTAGGGCAGGTACAAATACTAACTGGTCAGCCAGTTAATCCTAGATGGCGTAAAATGAAGGATATTAGAGTCGGTCTAGAACTTTGGTATATCCGTTAACTATAAATAAACCATAGACCGTAAAGAGAGGGTACTATGGCTAGACCTAATTCAAGAGAAAGTTTTAAACAGTATTGTCTTCGCAATCTTGGTTCTCCTGTTATTGACATTAATGTTGATGATGAGCAGTTAGAGGACCGGATTGACGAGGCTTTACAGTATTATCGTGATTATCACTATGATGGTACTACACACGATTATATGAAACATCAAATTACCTCAGATGACTTAACTAACAAATACATACCAATATCTGAAAATGTCCAAGGTATTGTAAGGGTATTTGATATTGATGATACCGGAATTGGTGCATCAAGTTTATTTAATGTCAGATATCAAATTCACTTAAATGATTTGTATAATTTTTCAAGTGCTTCATATGCTCCATATGTAAGTGCTCTAACCAATATTGCAACTATGGAAGAAATCTTTGTAGGTAAACAACCAATTCGATTTAATAGACATGTAAATAAATTGTTTATTGACATGGATTGGGATAGTGTGAAGGTAGGTGAATTTATTATTATAGAAGGTTACAGAACGACAGACCCAGACACATATACGGATGTATGGAATGACAGATGGTTACTTCGCTATGGCACTGCACTATTTAAAAGACAATGGGGTGAGAATCTTTCAAAATTCGCTGGTGTACAGTTACCTGGTGGTATCACACTTGATGGTCCAAGAATTATGTCAGAAGCACGAGAAGAAATTCAAAACCTCGAACAAGAAATGATTACGAGTTATAGTTTACCCGTACATGATATGACAGGATAATGGAATGGCTGTCAACAAATATTTTAATCATTTCAATTATGCAAGAGAGCAAGACCTTGTAGAAGATTTGACCATTGAGTCAATTAAAATCTACGGTCATGATGTAAAATATGTCCCTCGTACAATTGTAGCAAGAGATAATTTATACAGTGAAGACTCACTGTCTACATTCAATGATGCGGCAGATGTAGAGATGTATATCAAGAATGTTGAAGGGTTTGAAGGTGAGGGTGACCTACTATCACGATTTGGTCTACAGATTCGTGATGAGATTACTTTCACACTTGCCCGTAAGCGTTTTGACCAAATTAGGTCTGAAAAATTAATGACTGAAGTTGGCTATAACTTTGTGATGGAAGATGCCAACACAGCCGCACCTTCAAGACAGTTTTTATCTGGAAATCATGAAACGGAATCTATTGTACTTGAACAAGGTACAGGTGACGGATATTCTATTACATCTAATCGTCCTAATGAGGGTGATCTAATCTATTTTCCAATGGTGGACAAGACCTTTGAAATTAAACAGGTTGAACATGAAACACTCTTTTATCAAACCGGTAGATTACAAACATATGATTTACGTTGTGAATTATTTGAATATAGTTCAGAAGCAATTGATACTGGTATTACAGAAATTGATGAGATTGAGGATAAGTTTAGTCTTAATATTCTTGATAATGAAATATTACTTGATGGTGAAGAAGGTAAATTATTAACAGAGGATGGTGGTAGTCTTATGCAAGAATATGAAGTAGAAACAAATGATACACAAGCCAATAATAGTCTTTTTACAAGTGATATTTTAGCTGGAGGTATTGTTGACTTTTCTGAAGCGGATCCATGGTCAGAAGGTAACTTCTAATGTTTGGATATTTTTCACATGGACTCATTCGTAAATATGTAATTGTATTTGGCAGTATGTTTAACGATCTTACTGTCCAACGTAATAATGGATCTAGTCGTATACAAACATTGGCTGTACCTATAGCATATGGTCCAAAACAAAAGTTTTTAGTTAGATTAGATACAGATCCTAATCTTGATAGGGAGATTGCAATCTCACTTCCTCGTATTGGTTTTGAGTTATCGGGTATCTCGTATGATTCTAATCGTAAACTAAATTCTGCTCAAAAAAATACTTATGACCATACTGATAAAAATTTCAGGAAAACTCAGTATACTCCAGTACCATATAATATTGATTTTACAATGTCTATATTTGTAAAAAATGCAGATGATGGTACACAAATATTAGAACAGATTTTACCCTACTTTAAGCCTGAGTGGAATATGTCGGTTAATTTAGTACCCGAGATGAATATTAAAATGGATATTCCAACTGTCTTAAATAGTGTAGACTTTGAAGATACGTATGATGGAGATTTTCAAACTCGCAGAGCCATTATCTGGAATCTTAATTTTACTATGAAGGGTTATCTATATGGACCTGTTTCTAATCAAGGTGTTATCAAAAGAATTTCTGTTGATATTTACGAGGATGATGCAGACTTCACTTTTTTACAGAGTTTAGGATATATCAATGACTAAACCTTTCAGCCGAATAGTAGTTACTGCTAACACTACAACATCAGAACCCATTATCACTAAAACATTTTTAGATAAGGGATTACATACAGATTTGGATAGTGTTACATATAGTTTGTCTTCTTCACATGTATCTGCAAATGAGGGTGACACTGTAACTATTACTCTGACTACTAGTGGACTTCCAAATAATTCAGATATTGCTTATATTGTAACGGGTATAAGCTCTGCAGATTTATCATCTGGTAGTTTAACTGGGGATTTTGAAATTAGTAATAACACAGGGTCAGTATCATTTACATTAGCAAATGATTTGACCACTGAGGGAAGTGAAACACTAAGTTTGTCTCTTGTCAATGGTAAAGCTTCAAAAAATGTTACCATCGGAGATACTAGTCTTACACCAGCAACATATTCACTAACCAGTGACAATTCTTCTTACAATGAAGGCGACACTATTAATATTACCTTAACTACTACAAATGTAGATGACGGTACTAATATTCCATATACGGTTAGTGGTATTACTGGTGCAGATTTATCCTCTGGAGCTATCTCAGGAAACTTTACTGTTACTTCTGGAACTGCTTCATTATCTTTTGTTTTAACAAACGATGTAACAACTGAAGGTACAGAGACATTTACTATCGCTTTAAATAATGGAGAAGCTTCAAAATCAGTAACTATTAATGATACAAGTTTAACTAAAACATATTCTATATCTAGAAATGCAGCTAATGTAAATGAGGATGGTTCAGTAGTATTTACATTAACTACGGAAAATGTAGGTGATGGAACTGCAGTTCCATTTACAATAACAGGAATTAATTCTAGTGATATAACAGCTAGTACACTAACAGGAAACTTTATCGTATCTGGTGGTACTGCCACAAAATCTTTCACAATGGTTGAAGATGCATCCACTGAGGGTGCTGAAACCATGACTTTAACATTAGACAATGGTTTGGCTTCTAACTCAGTAATAATCAATGACACTAGTCAAGGTCCAACATATTCTTTAACTAGTAGTTCGGAAAGTATAAATGAAGGTCAAAGTGTAATATTTACATTGACAACAACAAATGTTGCAGATGGTACAACTATACCATATACAGTAACAGGAATTGATGTAGCCGATTTAGTCTCTGGTTCTTTAACAGGTGTTTTTACTATAAACTCTAATCAAGGAACACAGTCATACGGATTAGTTAATGATACAACAACAGAAGGTGAGGAAACTTTAACCTTATCACTTGATAATGGTGCTGCATCTAAGAATGTTACTATTAATGATACTAGTGTTGGTGTGCCTTCATATTCACTAGCTAGAAGTGCCAGTAATGTAAATGAAGGTGGTGCAGTATCATTTACATTGACAACAACTAATGTTGCTGATGGTACTAATATTGCCTATACTGTTACTGGAATATCTTCAGCTGACCTTACTTCAGGTTCCCTTACCGGTAACTTTGTTATGTCTAGCGGTACAGCAACCCAAAGCTTTGTATTAGCAGAAGATGCATCGACTGAGGGTGCTGAAACTATGACAATGGCTTTAGATAATGGTCAAGGTGGTACATCCAGTGTTACGGTCAATGATACTAGTGAAGCAGTATCATATTCATTAGGTAGAAATGCTACAGCAATTGATGAGGGATCACAGGTCGTCATTTCATTATCCACAACTGGTGTGTCAACAGGTACAAATGTTGCATATACTGTTAGCGGTATTGATGCAAATGATATCGAGTCAGACAGTGCACCATTAACTGGAAACTTTACTACATCTGGGTCTGGAACTGATTCCAAAACATTTAAACTAAAAGAAGATGTTGCGACCGAGGGCACAGAAACATTAACATTAGCACTTGACAATGGTGAAGCAGCTATTACAGTAGATATTAATGATACTAGTACGGCACCAACATATGATTTAAGTCCTAGTTCTAGTACTGCAAATGAAGGTGATACAATCACATTTACACTTAATACCACTGGTGTTAGTGATGCTACCATGATTGCTTATACAGTGACAGGAATTAGTAGCGGTGATTTATCATCTGGTGATATGACTGGTAACTTTATCATATCTTCAGATACTGCGACAAAATCATTTACCCTAGCTAATGATGAAAGCACTGAAGGTTCTGAAACTATGACAGTGACGATTGATGCTACTGGAGATAGTGCAAGTGTAACAATAAATGATACTAGTACTACACCAACACCATCTGCTTCTGTCAAGTTGTATTTGCCATTTGATGGCAATTATAATGATGGTTCTACTTTCACTTATGCTCATAGATTTGTCGAACAAGGTCATGGTGCTATCACAGCTGGGGGTGTTTCCGTATCTCAGATTATGAATTCAGGTTCTAAATATGGTTCCGGACATATGAAAACACAGATTGGAGATAGAGGATTTTATCAATCATCTTATAATGATTGGTGGACAGGTTCATCTTCCTCTGATATAAGATTATTAACATATGCATATACGGACCAATCTACTATGCCGTGGTATCCAACAACTAATAGTGCTTATAATGGTCGGGCAAAATCCTTCACAATACAATTTTGGATTAAATTTTTAGAGGTTGATACTTCACCATCTCATGTTACTACATCATCGGTCGTTTCTCACAGAGCTTTTGCCATGGGAGATGCAGGTAGTACAATGCTTGGATCGTCAACATGGCGACCATGGCTAGTTTGTCAATTGCAAGGACCATCTTCATGGGATAGTTCATCTGAAACTCCATATCTTCAAATTTTTCAATATGTGAGTAGTACTGGCACTTATACTTCATATACATCTACTGGATTGGGTCATCTTATATCATATTCTAATACAAATTTGTCAAGAACAGATTGGAATCATGTTGCAATACAAAGAATTGCACCTAATCCAGCAGACCATGCAAGTGTAACATCTCATCAACAAGCTTGTACTTATGCTGTATGGCACAATGGAACTAGAGTATCTACAGATGTAGCTCCAACCTCGTCTCAAGAACTAAGAAGAATTGGTAATTCAAGTAACTCGTATGGAGGTACGCCACATCCTAATCGTGATTGGGGATGGGGACATTCTGACACTGTCACACCAACAATAACTGGTACTTACAGTGCATTTAGTCAACAACCAAAACATATAGTGAAATTTGGTGGTAGTAATGCAAGAGGTTTCAATCTAATTGACGATTTTAGATACACTGTTGGTGAAAGTATATACGATACAAGTCAATCATCAATCACAGTTCCAAGTTCAGCTTTAGGGAATACTATCTAATGGGATTCAATGATAAAATGGGAGAAATCCTAAACATACAGTCTGAAGAACAAGAAGTAATTGCTCCTGATAACAGTAACAAGGATGTAGAGGATGACTATTCTTATGCACGCCGTAATCTTAGGGATCTTATTGATTCTGGTATGGGGGATCTTGATAGAGTAATGGAAATTGCTCGGCAAAGTGAATCACCCAGAGCATTTGAAGTTGCAACTAATTTACTCAAGACTCTAACTGATACAAACAAAGATTTGTTAGAGTTGGCAAAGAAAAAGAAAGATTTAACACAAGAAAAGGAAAAAACACAGACCGTAACTAACAACGCTTTATTTGTTGGTTCGACTGCTGACTTACAAAAGTTAATTCAAAACAAGAGTGAATAATGTATTATCTTGTTGTATACTTTTTAGTACAAGGTTTTTGGTTGTCTGCAGAAGAAGCAAATTATCATGGATGGTCTAGAGTACAATACGATACTCTAGAAGAATGTATAGAACGTCGAGATTTTATGAATAAAAACTTTGGGAGTGATGTAAAAGCATTATGTTTAGCACCCAATACATAATGATACTGTCAGTCTGTATAAATTTTAATGGTATAAAAAATTGCCAAGAATTTAAACGTGACTTTTTCTTTCAATCAAAAGCTCGGTGTGAAATGATAGCTGCCATCGAAAAAGGTCAATATTATGAAAGGACAGAAAGGAGAGATTGGTCTGAATATACATGGCGTTGTGAAGGTCTAAGTTGGGAGAAGGGATATGGAACCAAATCTAGCTAGTTTATCAGGTGAGCTCACAGAGTTATTATTACCCTGGGTAGCAGTTCTTATTTCAATTGTCGTAGCAATTCTATTTAAAGACTTTGCAACAAGTCTATCGAAAGGCATTGCTTTTCAAATGGATAAAGCATTCAACGAGGGTGATAAAGTTCTATTAGATGGCTGTGAGGCTACTATACTTAAAATTGGTATGAGACAAACTGTATTTGGCATCTATAGTGATAGAGGATATGTCTGGCGATATGTTCCCAATGAACGTATCCTAACTCTAAAACTTGAGAAGGTAATTGACTCTGAACTACATAAAGATACAGAAGAAGAAAAGGGCATTCGTATTCAAAGACTAATTGATGCAGCCCAAGACGCACATATTCAAAAGAACAAAGAATTTATTGATAAAAATAGAAAAGATATTGAAGAGTTAAAAGGTAAATAATGTCAGACGCATATTTGTCCAATCCTAATCTAAAGAAGATTGGGGTTGATATTGAATTTACACAGAAACAGATTGAAGAATATGTGAAGTGTGCCAAAGACCCCATTTACTTCATTAGACAGTTTGTTAAGATTATTCATGTTGACCATGGGTTAATTCCTCTTGACCTATATGAGTATCAAGAGCGTATGGTCACAACTTTCAATGACAACAGATTTGTTATCACAAAAATGCCAAGACAATCTGGTAAGTCAACAGCTGTCGTTGGTTATATTTTACATTACATTTTATTTAATCAGGATAAGAATGTAGCTCTGCTTGCCAACAAGGCAGAGTTGGCCCGTGAACTACTAGACAGACTTAAGAAGGCATATGAGAACTTACCACTCTGGTTACAACAGGGTATTGTTGTATGGAATAAGGGCTCTATTGAAGTGGAGAACGGTTCTAAGATTATAGCAACCTCAACCACAGGGTCAGCAGCTCGTGGTCAGTCTTTCTCTCTAGTATTTCTAGATGAGTTTGCATTCGTACCACATGGACTAGCAGATGACTTCTTTAAATCAGTTTATCCTACTATCTCATCTGGTCAAGAAACTAAAATGATTATCGTGTCTACACCAAAAGGTATGAATCACTTCTATAGAATGTGGACTGAGGCAGAAGAAGGAAGAAGTAACTTTCTACCACTCACAGTGAACTGGTGGGAAACACCAGGCAGAGATGAGAGATGGAAAGAAGAACAGATTGCAAATACCAGTGAAGAAGATTTTGAACAAGAGTTTGCATGTAATTTCTTAGGTACATCTAATACTCTTATCAATACTAATACTTTACGTAATTTAACATTCGTAAGACCTATATTTCAAAAACAAGGATTTGACCAATATGCAAATATCGAACCTGGTCACGAATACATTATAACAGTAGATACTTCTAGAGGTGTGGGTGGGGATTTCTCAGCCTTTACAGTGGTAGATGTAAGTGATATTCCTTATCGTGTTGTTGCTAAATATAGAGATAAAAACATCTCTCCTTTATTATATCCTGAACTCATCTATAATGTTGCTAATAATTTTAATCAAGCTTTTGTATTGGTTGAAATAAATGATATCGGTGAACAGATTGCAAATATATTATATCGTGATTTAGAATATGAAAATTTATTCATCACAGCTATGAAAGGTAGAGCCGGCCAAAGAGTTGGTGGTGGATTTGGTAAGAATGCTCAACTTGGAGTAAGAACCACAAAACAAGTAAAAAGAATAGGATGTTCAACTCTTAAAGATTTGATAGAAGACCAGAAGATTATCATTGAGGATTTTGATATTATTGAAGAACTTTCAAACTTCATATCTAAAAGGGAGTCTTACGAAGCCGATGAAGGTCATCATGATGATTTAGTAATGTGTCTTGTTTTATTTGGTTGGTTAATTCGTCAAGAATATTTTAAGGATTTGACTAACTCTGATATTCGTCAAAAGTTTTTAGCTGATAAAGAAGAAATGTTAGATGAAGAGATGTTACCCTTTGGTTTTTATGACGATGGTCAGGATAATACTCCCAAGGTAGAACAGGTTGACCATTACTCTCTAGAAGATTTAAGAGAGTTCTTCAGTTGACCATGGGTCTATAATTGTTACAGCATCTTTCTTACGCTTCATAGTCTCACTTATCTTTTTCTTGGTTTCTTCACTATGTTTTTTTCCACGATGAGAATCGCTCATTTTCCGTTTAGTTTCATCGGAAAACTTACGACCCAACTTTGCTTCACGCATTTTATTTTTTGTTTCTTGACTCTTCATATTTCTATTTATTAACTTAGTTAAAATAGTCTTTTCTATAAATAAAACGAATAATGATTAGTTCGTTTCTTAAACATAAGGAGTAAAGAAATGCCTTTCCAAGTATCTCCAGGCGTGAATGTTAGTGAGATCGATCTTACTACTATTGTTCCTGCCGTACAAACAACAGGGGCCGGGATTGCTGGTCACTTCAGTTGGGGACCAGTTGATACTATTGTCTTAGTATCAGATGAAAATTCTTTAGTAAATAACTTTCAAAAACCAAATGCTAATACTGCAGATGACTTTTTTACGGCTTCAAACTTCCTAGCATATTCAAATGCCTTACAGGTTGTTCGTGTTGTTGAGCCAAGTTCATCTTCTTCTGATGCAGATGCTGCTCGTAATGCTCATCTAAATTCTGCCAACACACAAAATACTGTTATTAAAAATGATGACCACTATGATTCAAATTACTCTAGTGGTATCGGTGGTGTTGGTGAATTTGTTGCTAAATATCCAGGTGAGCTTGGTAACTCATTAGAGGTATCTGTCTGCTCTTCTACGGATGCTTGGGAGTCATCTTTATCAGCTAATCTAGTATTTACTGCTGGAAGTACAACAGTTCTTACTAAGGGTGCAAATACATCTGCAGACCTAACTTCTGGAGCGGATATTAATCTAAGCTCTTCTGTTAGTGTTGGTGACAGACTTTTCCTACAATCATCAACAATTAATATCGGTGATGCTCTAAAAATTGCTGCAGTTGATACAACAACAATTACCTTAGAAGCTGCACCAACTAGACAACAATTAGGTACAACAGATGATACTACAAAAGTACAGTCTGCCTCTGTAAAGCGTCGTTGGGAGCATCATAATCAATTTGATGCAGCCCCTGGTACTTCTCCATATGTAACAACTGCTGGTGGTTCAGCTGATGAGATGCATATTGTTGTAGTTGACCAAGACGGTGACTGGACTGGTGTTAAGAACCAAGTTATTGAAAAACACGCTGCTGTTTCTAAAGCATCAGATGCCAAAACACCAGAGGGCAATTCAAACTATTATGTGAATATTATTAATAATCGTTCTGCATATATGTTCTGGGCAGCACATAATACTTCTGATACTAATGCCGGCCAGAAAGCTGGAGGAACTACTTTTGGTGGTTCTTCTCTACCTACTACCAAATCTTTCGTACATGGTAGAGATGGTATCAAACCAAGTAATGCAGCTTACATTGATGGGTACGAAAAGTTTAGTAACGCTGAAGAAGTTGATATTTCTTTCATTCTTGGTGCTGGTGCTAATCAAACTAGAGCTATTCATCTAATTAATAATATTGCTGAAAAGCGTTTAGACTGTATTGCTATCATTTCACCAGAACGTGCTGATGTAGTAGATAATGCATTGTATTCTGGTAAACAAGCTGAAGATATTGTTGCATTCCGTAATACTCTTCCATCATCTTCATATGGTGTAATGGATAGTGGATGGAAGTATCAGTATGATAAGTTCAACGATGTTTTCCGTTATGTACCACTAAATGGTGATACTGCCGGTACTATGGTTCGTACAGACCAACAACGTGACCCATGGTATTCACCAGCTGGTTTCAATCGTGGTAATGTTAAGAATGTTGTAAAACTTGCTTTCAATCCTAATAAAGCAGAACGTGATGTTCTTTACAAAGGTGGTGTTAATCCAGTTACATCATTCCCAGGTCAAGGTACAGTTCTATTTGGTGATAAAACACTTCTTGCCAAACCAAGTGCCTTTGACCGAATCAATGTTCGTAGACTCTTCATCGTCCTTGAGAAAGCAATCTCTACTGCTTCCAAGTTCACACTGTTCGAGTTTAACGATGAATTCACTCGTGCTAACTTCGTCAACCTAGTTGAACCATTCCTACGGGATGTTCAAGGTCGTCGCGGTATCACTGACTTCCGTGTCGTCTGTGATGAAACAAACAACACACCAGAAGTTATTGACCGTAATGAGTTCATTGGTGATATCTTTATCAAACCTGCTCGTTCCATCAACTTTATTCAACTAAACTTCGTCGCTGTCAGAACTGGTGTCGATTTTAGTGAAGTAGTTGGCCAGGTTTAATATAAATAATAAAAAGATAAGGAGTCAAACAAATGGCATTTAATATTACGGAGTTTCAAGGACAAATGACTGGCGGGGGTGCCCGTGCTAATTTGTTCCAAGTAACTATCGATAATCCAGTAGATCGTGGTGCCTTCATTAAAACATCTTTCATGGTATCGGCTGCACAGATTCCAGAGGCAACTTTAGGAACAGCAACTGTCAACTATTTTGGTCGCCAGGTTAAACTAGCTGGTAATAGAACTTTTGCAGATTGGGAAGTTACAATTCTTAATGATGAAGATTTCCTAATCCGTGATGGTATGGAACGATGGTCAAACGCTATCAATGGTCTACAGAGTAACTTACGGGATCCAGGTCTTGCAACTACAGCTCAGTATAAAACCAATGCTACTGTAACACAATTTGCAAAGACTGGTGAACCAATTCGTACATATAACTTTGTCGGCATCTTTCCAATCACAGTTGGTGCAATTGCACTAGATTGGGGTACAAATGATGAAGTCGAGACATTCCCAGTAACATTCGCTTATGATTATTGGCAAGCTGGTCAAGGTGTAATTGGACAGGTTACAAACGCACTATTTGGTTAATAATCAGTCACATAATTTTACAAAACGGGGGCTTCGGTCCCCGTTTTTTGTTTGAACTAAATAAATAATGACAACAGTTTAATCTGAGGAAATGAGATAATGGCAGTACAATTATTTGGATTTGAGATAGCAAGACAAAAAGGTGAAGAAAAGGAACTAGAGACAGTCAAGTCTCCAGTTCCACCATCTTATGATGATGGAGCAATGGAAGTAGTTGCTGGTGGTTCTTACGGAACATATGTAGATTTAGAAGGTAAAGCTAAATCTGAAGGAGAACTAGTTACAAGATATCGTGAAATGGCCTTACAACCAGAATGTGATAATGCTATTGAAGATATTGTTAACGAGGCGATCGTTGTAAATAAAGAGTCACCAGTCAATGTTGTTCTAGATGATATTGACCAACCGCGTGCTTTAAAAAATCGTATTAGAGAGGAGTTCTATAATGTTCTAAAACTCCTTGACTTCAATAATCTAGCGTATGATATCTTCCGTCAGTGGTATATTGATGGTAGACTATATTATCATATCATGATTGATGAAAAGAAACCACGCGATGGTATCAAAGAGTTACGTAAGATTGACCCTAGAAAAATTAAAAAAGTCCGTGAAAAAGTTTCAGAAATGGATAAAAGGACTAGTATGAAAATTGAGAAGGGTTATCAAGAGTACTATATCTATCATCCTAAAGGAATTACATCTCAAAGCAATCAAACAGCTGTTAAAATTTCTAAAGATTCTATTTGTTATGTGACGAGTGGACTTATAGATCCAGCCAATAAAATGGTTATGGGTTATCTACATAAAGCAATTAAACCTTTAAATCAACTTCGTACACTTGAGGATGCAACTGTCATTTACAGACTTTCTCGTGCTCCGGAGCGTCGTATTTTCTATATTGATGTAGGTAATCTACCTAAAATGAAAGCTGAACAATACCTGGCCGATATGATGGCAAAACATAAAAATAAGATTGTATATGATGCATCTACTGGTGAAATCAGAGATGACCGTAAATTTATGACCATGATGGAAGACTTTTGGCTCCCACGCAGAGAAGGCGGTAGAGGAACAGAAATTACAACACTTCCAGGTGGTCAAAACTTGGGTGAAATGGATGATGTTGATTACTTCCGGAGAAAACTTTACAAATCTTTGAATGTCCCCATTACAAGAATGGAGTCGGATGGACAATTCAACCTCGGACGCACAAGCGAGGTTACACGAGACGAACTAAAGTTTACTCGGTTTATTGAGAGACTTCGGGCCAGGTTTACCCATGTGTTTGATAGCCTCCTTGAGATTCAATTAGTTCTCAAGGGGGTTATCAATCGTAAACAATGGAAAGAGTTACGTGAAGATTTATATTATGACTTTCCGAAAGATAACTACTTCTCTGAATTAAAAAATGCTGAAGTTCTTACAGAGAGACTTAGACTAATGGGTGAGGTAGAACAGTATGTTGGTAAGTTTTATTCATTAGAGTGGGTTCGTAAAAATATTCTTCAAATGTCAGAAGAAGAAATTCGTGATATGAATAAACAAATCAAAATTGAACAAGAAGAAGAAGGTAATCCTATGAATGATGAAGAACCAGAAGATGAGGTTGATGAAGAAGGATTTGAACCTGTGGAGATGAGTGAAGAAGATCGTGCACTCATTTCTAAAATGACCTCACTCCTAGAAAATGTAGAGTTGGGAGATGATGAGGACTTCTAATGAAAGAGTTAGAAAACGCTAAACTTCTTGCTGCTGGTTTGAAACTTGCAAGAAGTGAGATTAATAAAAAAGTAAAACCTCTTAGAGAGGAAATAAGTAAAATTCACCAAATCCCTGGACCTCAAGGACCACGGGGCGAAAAAGGTGAGAAGGGAGATATTACCCTTGTTGAAGGTCCACAAGGACCACAAGGACAAAAGGGTGAAGTTGGTGAAAAAGGTGATACTGGATTATCTGGTATCAGCGTTATAGGTGTTGAATTATTTGAAAATAATCTTGTCTTTAACTTTTCAGATGGTAATACAATAGATGTTGGTGAGATCAATCGTGGAGAAAAGGGTGATAAAGGTGACCAAGGTATACAGGGTGAAAGAGGTTTCACTGGTTTTAGGGGTGAAAAAGGAGATTTAGGTGAGCAGGGTATCCAAGGTATACAGGGGCCTCGAGGCCCAAGCGGTATTCGCGGACCTACCGGCTTACAGGGTCCAAAAGGTGAAACCGGTCAAAGAGGCATCCAAGGAGAACGTGGTCAAACAGGAGCACAAGGAATCCCAGGACCAAAGGGAGAGCCAGGACAAGATGGTAAAGATGGAGTTGATGGTTTACAAGGAGAGAAAGGTGATGTTGGACCCCAGGGGCCAGCTGGGAAAGATGGTAGACCTGCTGATTTAAATCCCATTAAAGAAAATTTAAAAAAACTACAGGATGAATTACAAGTATTTGAAAAGAAGGTAAATGCTAGAATTAGTCAAGTGAGTATGGCTTCAATTGGTGGAGTTAGTTCTGGTGGTGGTGAAGTTAGATTATTAAGGTTAGATGATGTAAATGTAGATGTTAGTAATCCAGGAACTGCTAATGGTAAAGCATTAATATGGAATTCAGACTCCAATAAATTTGTTCTTGGTCAAGTAAGTGCAAATGGAAGTGGAGGAAGTTCTGGTAACGGAGTTAGTATTTCTGATTTTCAGTCTTTTGTTTCAAATACAAATTCATTTATTAATTCTCAGTTAGCTAATACTAATGCTGCGATTGCTAGTTTAGAGGTAGGTGCTGGAGCTAATACTGGAATGGATTTACCACTAGGTAATCCTACAGATACTAGTTTAACAACAGACGGTGCTTATCAAAGTTTTACAACTAGTACAAAAACAACAGATGCAATTGATACTCTCAATGAGGTTATTGAGAATATCAGAAACAATACATTTGTTAAATCAGTTGAATTCATTTCAGACAAAACATCTGGTGGTGCTGGTCTTACCGTTCAACTTACTATTACAGCTGTAGGAAATCCAGATCAATTTGTTATTGATTGGGGTGATGGTACACCTAACGATACAACATCAAGCACAACACCAACTCACACATATAATACAAATGTGGGGTCACCTTTCACAGTACAGGTTACTGCCAGTAATACTAGTGGATCTGGTGATGGAAGTTTTGCATCTTTTACAAGACCTGATTATATTGCAATTGCAACAGCTGATCCAGTTGTTAGTTTTGAGGTTTATGCTAATCCAACTGGTGGTTCACCAATTACATTTTGGGATGATGGTGCAACAGTTTACTTTGAAAACAATACTACAAATATTGGACCGGCAACTATTCAATTTACATGGAATTGGGGTGATGGTTCATCAAACGATGTTATTACCTCTGATACTGATCCAGGTGGTACAGCAGGTTCTAGACTTGCTCATACATTTACTGCTAGTACAGAACAGGATCAAACCAGAAATGTCAGTCTTACATTAGACTCTCATAATACAGCTGATCCAGCAGTCATTCCTACTGATTCCAGCACTGGGTTTAGAATATATGATACTCACACACCAAGCTTGACACTTAGTAGCACGTCTGGTATTAATGAAGAGTCCACCTCTGGTCATAATGTTACATTTACTAATACAACTGAAAATACTATCGGTAGTCATAGTGTGTTTGGTATTCAATATGTCTATACCTTCGGTGATGGTACATCACAAACTGTAAATGTTGGATCTGGAAATGATGGTGATACTGGAGGAACTATTGCTCATACATACACTCTTTCTAGTTCTGACCAAGCATCTGGTACACCTGCAGATTATACTGGTAATCTACAGGTAACAAGTAACCATACATCTAGTCCGTTCACGAGTTCTTCTTTTACAGTCCATATTGAACCGGATGTAAGAGCAAATATCACAGGCACGGCCGTTACCGTATCTGATGGTAGTGGTGATAATGCATTCACCATCTACAATCATACAGACTTGACAGGTGCAAATCGTGCATTAGTCAGAGTCACAAACAGTTCTCAAAATGGTAATATCTATGGATATGCATGGGGTGATGGTGATACAGATTCGGCAATTCCACAGGATGGTACTACACCAGGAAGTGTAGGTGCAACTATTGACCATGATTATACTGGCGAAAGTACTGGTAATTATACTGTTACTCTAACAGCAAATGGTACACCAGACTTAACATATCAAACAGATACAGAAAGTATCACATATAATCTCAAAGCAGTACCTGCAGCACCAGGTGGTTTAAGTACAAAAAGCATTACACTGAACACTAGTTCAGTAGGAACACAACCAAAATTAGCTTCTGGATTTACAGATATAAGTTCAAGTAATCCATTAGTTGCTGGAGCAAATCTGAATACATCTACGGCAAGAAGATATACTTCTGGTTCAGTAGTTACATCTACTGCTAGTAATGCATTTAATGGATCAGCTGGTGATTTGACTGTAAGTATTAACGGATCTAGTGATGGTCAAAAATCATTCTCAACAGCCTTAAATGAAACTGGTACATTCACAAGTTTGATTGTGTCAAGTCAAGTTGATTTTAATGGGGTAGATTCATCTTATCCTTCAAACTTCTACCAGGTATTCAGTGCTAATATTAATAAAGATATAACCAGTTTAGGTATTGGTGTGACTGATATGAGATTACGTCATACAACTACAGGTGATACAAATCATGTTGCCTTTCTAAAAGATGATTTAACAGCTGTCTCATCTTTTGATTCTACTGGTAGTCTCAGTGAAGGTACAGCTGGTTTTAAAAGATATATTTCAGGTATTCCTTATTATAATACAGGTTCACCAGCGATCACTCTGTCTGGAGCAACCGTAAATAATTTAGTTGGTCAGGCTTATACTAATCAATCAAATATTGTAGAAATTGATAGTCATACAAACCATGAAGGTACATCTTCTAACGCGTTTAGTAATCAAAACTATTCGTATTCAGATATTGATGGCACCTCAACAATGTTATCAAGTGGCATTCCTATTGTCAACACCGGTGTTGGTTCTGCATATGCACTTGGTGACTTATCTATTCCAATTACATCTTCAAGTGTAAGAACTATTGACACTGCAAAAATTAGAGTAAGAAACGTCAATGGTACAAGTTCATACACTCCACTCACTACAAAGATTCAAGTACACACGGCATCACAGTCTGGTATTGTTGAGCAAGCTATTCCAGTTGCTGATGCCTTAGGTGCTATATTTGACGATGATGGTGTCCGTATTTTCGACTTTAGTACTGATACTACTGATACTCCCTCATTCAATGGGTCTACAAACTTTTATACAAATAGTTTGTATAGTGAAGGTGCTGATCCTGGGGTATCTGGTACAAAAGAAGCCACAATTCGTCTAGGTGTGCTGAAGCATGATGTAACAGATTATAGTACAGGATATTTACCTGTTGGTCCAGATCGTAGTGGTGATACCGGCACTCAGTATTTCACTTTTGCATTTAGAAGACAAACAGTTGCTAACTTTGATTTAAATATAACTAGTAGTACAGGTATTGCTGGTTGCTTTATTGCCGCCCCTGGCACTACTATTGATAATACAAGTGGACTAAACGGTTGGTTAGATACTAGTGTTACATATGCAGGTGCCGGCGTACCAGGAAGTAATACTGGTAATGGTGGTAATGGTTCAGATGGTTGTGCATTTACACCAGGTGATAGAATCTCAACCGGTACAAGTCTAAGTGGTTCATTTAGTTTTACATTAGGAAGTGAAAACATGTCTAATGCTACCGGTAATGTTCTTCTAGTCAGAATAGCTTTAACTAGTGGACAATCTATTTCTGCTATTAGTGTAGGAGTACCAACCTAATGGCTATTTCAGATGCACAAAAATTAGATTTCTTATGGAAAAAAATTGGTTATGGTGTATCAAAGACTGATACTAATGATAACAAAAAAGCTCCTAACGAATCTATTGCTAGTCCATTATTACTTCGGGGTGATAAAGTGTGGGCTCAAGCAGGTAGTATTCCTGCTGCCATCCCAACATCATCTTCAACTGTAGTGCGAATATACCCAACTTCTAATCCAGTAGAAACAACTGCAGATAATACAGCCACAGCAAATAGAACTTGGAAAACCGGAGATACGGATTGGATTCCACCAGAAATTGGAGCCACATATGGAGTGAAAGTGTATGTACACACTAGCTCAGATGCAGCTGGTGCTTCTGGTGGGACACAATTATTTGCCACAGGGTCAGGGAATAATGACGAATGGTTTTTTGATTATCAAAGTGGTGTATTACATTTTATTGGAGAAAATTTACCTAATGGTGTAGACTTTACTGGTAAAAGTATATATATAAGTGGGGCGAGATATATTGGCACTTTCGGTGTCTCTA